CGGGCAAGGTGGACGGCCTGTTCAATCAGCGACCGCTCGGCGAGAAGGTCCGTTCGCTGGTCCCGCTCGCGGCGCAAAACAAGGCGCTTTGGCCGTTCGATTGAGTTAGAATATCAGCACTGCTAATGTATACCTGCGCACGGTGGCGCTTCATTGACTGGAGGCCACCAATGTCGGGCTTTTCTGACTACCTAGAAGATGCGCTTTTCAACGCCACCCTGCGCGGGGCGTCTTACACTGGTGGCGCGGTTTTTGCCGCGCTGTTCACCAGCAACCCTACCGATGCTGGCACTGGCGCTGAGCTTGCGGACAGCGCTTATGTCCGCCAGCGGGCGCATACCACTGTGGCCTCGGACGGCTTCACTGCGCCTAGCAACGGCTCGGGCAGCAACACCCGCAACCTGGTGTTTCCGGCGATCTCGGACGTCCAGGTGACAGTGACCCACTGGGGGCTGTTCGATGCGCAGAACGGCGGCAACCTGCTGTATCACGCACCGCTGACCAACCCCAAGACGCTCGACCCGTCGGACGTCCTGTCGTTCCCGGTCGGCTCGCTGGTTGTCACCCTGAGCTGATAAGCGATGCTCTTTGGTCGTTCGCTATTCGGCGGTGCGCTTTATCCGCGGCAGGTGACTGCCGCGGGTGTCGTCGCTTGCAGCGTTTCGGCCAGCGCAACGGCTGCTGCGGCTTTCCGTGATGGCTCGGGCACCTTCGCTACCGCGACGGTGGCCAGCGGCACCGGGGTCCGCAACGTGCTACCCGCCGCGCTTGTGGCGCGTGCGTCCGCAGCGACTGCTGGCACTGCCCGGGTGGATTTTGCACTCGCTGCTGTAAGCAGTGGCGAGTCAAACAGCAGTGGCGCGGCGCGGGTTGATTTCTTCGCGCTTGCCGATGCCGTGGCACTGGCAGGTGCCGCCGGCAAGATCATCCGCACCATCCCTCAGCGCATCCCGAGCAGGGTCAATATCTATGCACTGCCGGAAGCCGAGCCGCAGGTGTATGTGTACGTGGCCCCTGCGAGGGTCATGTGCTACGCCAACCCGTTCGCCACCCACTGGTATGTCGGTCGCGGTGACTGCGCGGCGCAGGCGGGGGGCGAGGCGGCGGCGGCCATTATCCGGGCGGCTTCCTGTCAGGCTGTTGGTTCAGCCGGGCTTACAGGGCTGTCGCGCGCTGACGTCAAGTCGGCGGGCGCTCTCCATGGCCAGGCCTTTGTTGGCGTTGACCCGCTCACGACTGTGGCAGGCATTCACTACTGGGATGCCAACGCCGAGCCAGTCGGAGAGGCGCTCCTGTCGGGCGAGGCCTACACCTACTCCGTCGCCCTCGCCGTGGGGCGCGCATCTGCGCGAGATGACGCTAATTCGCATCGGGCCGCGGCTGGCCGGGCGCGTTGTTTTGGTGAAGCGCGCGGCTCGATGGAGCGTGTGCAGCCGCAATACGCCTCGGTGACTATCCAATCCCGTGCCGAGGGTGGCGCGCAGGCACACCTGGGCGCACTTGCGCAGGCACGCACCGACGTGACGGGCGCCGCAGCGGCGGTGGCGAAAGCCGATCTGGCAGCGCGCGGGGTATCTGCCGGCGCGGCGGCAGGCGCCTCGAACGTCGTCTGGCTCGCCAGCCCTGCGGGCCAAGCCGCGGCGTCCGGTGTTACCGACAAGGCGAAGACGTTCCGTGAGTGTGTAGCTGCGGGCGCAGCCCCTGGCGGCGCGTCAATGACTGGTGCGGGGGTGGCGGCGGCGTTGCTTGCCGGCCACGCGGCGGGCCTTGCGCACCCTGTGGCGGATGGTGGGTATCACCCGAAGATCGCCGCGGCGGGCACGACCGTTGCCGAGGCTGTTGTCGCCGGCACCAACCGCACAAACGATGCAGGCCAGCGCCTATCAACCCGCGTTGTTGCCGTTACCGGCGGGCGGCGCTCCCTTTCCATCACCGAGCCCTCGCGCCTGATTGCAGTCGCGGGCGCAGTTCGTCGACTTGCGGCATAGAGAGGCACCATGTCCGTTTTCAAGAAGCAGCCCGGCGATGTGCTGGATTACGACGTGGATATGGCGGGTTTTTTTGCCGACATCCCCGGCGACGACATCCAGTCCGTCACGGTGCAGATCACGTCTGCTGATGAGCCGGCGCCTGCGTTGGTGGCAGGCCCCACGCCGCATCCGGCAGTGCAGCTCGTTGGCGATCAGCCGACCTATTTCAAAGTCTGGATCGGCGGCGGTACGAACTACGTGGACTACCAAGTGAACTGCCTGGTGCGAACCGAGCAGGACCGAACCAAGGAGGTGGAATTTACTATCAAGGTGCGTGACAAATGAGCCGAGCGAATTTTGTCCAGGTGCAGCTGGCTGCTGCGGCCACGGATATTCAGACCACGCTGAGCATCAAGGCGCCGGTCGGCGGGTTGAAACTGCCGCCCGCGGACGGCGGCCGTCTTGTGCTGACCGATTCGCCGGGGCGCCCCACCGCGTTTGAGGTGATCAGCTACACCTCGCGCACGGGTTCCGGGCCGTACACCCTTAACGGCGTGGTGCGCGGGCTCGAAGGCACGGTGGGGCTAGCGTGGGCGGTGGATACCTTTGCCGTGCAGTCTCTGACGGTCGGCGAGCTGGACGAGTTGCTGGCAGGTAAGGTCGACAAGGTAGCTGGCCAGTCGCTGATGACCGATGCTGAAAGGGCCAAACTCGATGGTATCCAAGCGGGTGCGCAGGTAAACAGCGTCACATCGGTGGCTGGCAAAACCGGCGCTGTTTCGCTGGCCAAGGGTGATGTGGGTCTTGGCAACGTCGACAACACGTCCGACGCCAACAAGCCTATCTCTGCAGCTACTCAAATCGCGCTAGATGCCAAGGCGCCGCTGGCCTCGCCGGTGTTCACTGGCACGCCTTCTGTACCCACTCCAGCGGCTGGTACGAACACGACCCAGATTGCCAATACCGCGTTCGTGCAGGCAGCGCTGACCGCCCTGGTGGATAGCTCGCCTGCCGCGCTGGATACGCTAAATGAGCTGGCAGCTGCCCTGGGCGATGACCCCAACTTCGCCACGACGATGACCAATGCACTGGCGTTGAAAGCCCCTCTGGCCTCGCCTGCGCTGACCGGCAACCCCACTGCGCCCACGCCTGCCACTGAGGACGCTGACACGTCGATTGCGACGACGGCGTTTGTTCGTGCGGCGATGGGGTTGTTTGGGCTGAATAACCCGTCTACCCAACAGGCGTGGCACACCGGCAACCTCGTTAAGCAGACCTCCCCGACAGACACCACTGCCGGGGCGCTGATGGCGGTGGGGGCGTTTGGGTTGGGTGCCGCCGACAGCTCGATCATGGAGGCGGATAACGTATGGAAGGGTAGCCGCATCAGGGGCTGGAGTAGTACAGCCGCCGCCAGCCCTGCAAGCGGCACCGAAGCAGTAGGTCTAGACCTCGGCTATACCTCCGGCCGACGATTCCAGATGGTCGTTTCCCGCTATAACGACCTACTTTTCCGGTACACCGCCGACCCCACTGTCGGCGGCGATTGGCGGCGAGTGTTCAACGACCGCAACATCCTCGGCACAGTCTCCCAATCCGGCGGCGTGCCTACGGGTGCGATCATCGAGCGCGGCAGCAACGCGAATGGGGAGTACACGAGGTACGCGGATGGGACTCAGGAGTGTTGGTTCAAGACCTCTGGAGACGCAGCGGCCGACAAGACGTGGACCTTCCCGGCAGCATTCTCTACCGCGCCCACCTGTTTCGCATCGCCACGTACCAGTTCCAACGGGTACACCGCAAGCACTCGCGCTACAGAGACAACTACGTCTACGACGTTCGCCATCTTTGACCCGGCCGGTGCCAGGACAGCGAATGGTGTGAACCTCCACGCCAAAGGCCGCTGGTTCAATTAAGGAGCGCACATGCATATCACCCTTTCCCCCGTCCGCATGGACGAACCCCTGACCGTCTCCCGCACCGGCGACGTGCTGACCCTCAACGGCCAGGCATTCGATTTCTCTCAGCTGCCCGAGGGCGCCACCCTGCCCGCAGAGGCGATTGATTCGGAATGGGTCGTCGGCCCTGTGTCGCGCATTGACGGCGACCTGCACCTGACCCTGCGCCTGCCGCACGGAGCGAACCCATCGCGAGCGGTGGCGTTCCCTGAGCCGATCCATGTGACCGAGGACGGCCCGATCCCGTTGCCGTTTGATCCTGAGCCGGAAGCAATCGAAGAGCCTGTGGTGGAGGAGGTTGTATGACCATCAACTGGAGCCAATTGAAGACTGCCGAAGATAAGGCGGCTGATGCTGCACTAGCTGCCCGCCAAGAGTGGAAATCTGATCGGGCACTGGCTGTAGCAGCGATCAAGGTGACCACTCAGGCAGGTAACACCTTCGATGGTGATGAGGTCAGCCAGGCTCGCATGGCTCGCGCCATTTTGGGTTTGCAGTCCTCTGCCAGCGAAACAGTTACCTGGGTACTCGCGGACAACAAGGTGATCCAAGTAACTGCAACTGAGCTTGGTGAAGCGTTGGCGTTGGCAGGAGCAGAGCAAGCACGTCTATGGGTGGCCGACCATGAGTGAGCTTGGGCTCTATGAGTCGAACCCAGGGAAGCGACCGTACTGGCTGGCTTTGCTGATCGGCCTCGACCAGTTGGCCAACACACTACTCGGCGGCTACCCGGACGAAACGTTAAGCAGCCGGGCGCACCGCGAAGGGTGGCGAACTGCCGAGCGCTTGATCAACACGCTGTTCTGGTTCGACCGACAAGGCGACTTGCGGCACTGCCAGATGGCGTATTACGGCGAGCTGTACAGGGAACACTTCCCTTTCCATTTGGGATAGAATATCAGCACAGCTAATACGCGCACGGCGGCGCCTTAACCGAGGTGCCGCCATGCACGCCATCGCATCACTCCTGATCAAGGCGCTGAGCCACAGGCTGACCCAGCAACTGATCGTCCTGGGACTGGAAACAGCCGCCAAGCGCTCCGACAACACCGTCGACGACAAGGTCGTGCAGATCGTCAAGCACGGTCTGGCCAACCGGCTCAACCCGATCAAGCGGGTGGCGCCATGAACCTGGAACGTCTCTACGCCCAGTTGGAAAACGACGAGGGGCGCCGCAAGAAGCCCTACCACTGCACCGCCGGCAAGCTGTCCATTGGCGTGGGTCGGAACCTCGAAGATCGCGGCCTGCGCGACGACGAGATCGACCTGATGCTCAAGAACGACGTCGCCGAGTCCATCGGCGAGTGCCGCCGCTTGTTCCGTATGTTCGACTCGCTGTCCGCCGTGCGCCAGGAAGTCCTGGTGAACATGATGCTCAACCTGGGCTTTGCGCGGCTGTCCGGCTTCAAGCGCATGCACGCAGCTCTGGAGGAAGGCAACTGGGCCGAGGCCGCACGCCAGATGCTCGACTCCAAGTGGGCGTCGGATGTCGGCGCGCGAGCGGATCGACTGGCCAAAGCCATGCGGACAGGGGCGTTCTGATGCCGGATGGACAAGGCGGCAACTGGCTGTTCGCCCGGATCATGGAGTTCGTGCATACCACCGGCCTGACGTACATCTGGCTGGTGGGCTTGGCCATCTGGGGTGGCACCGCGAGCTACCTTGCGCGGTTGCGCCGCAGTCAAGCCGCGTTCTCCTTTGCCGAGCTGCTCGGCGAGTGGACCATTTCCGGGTTCGCCGGAATCATCACTGCCTACCTCTGCACCTGGGCGGGTTTCCCCGCCCCGGTGACGTTCGCCTTCGCCGGTATTGCCGGCCACATGGGCGGGCGGGCGATCAGCCTGATCGAGCAGGGCGTCGAGTCGTGGGTGCGCAGCAAGTTCGGGGGTAAAGCCCGTGAAGATCGCGCTGAATGAATTTGGGGGCATGGCCCCCAAGATCGAGCCTCGACGGCTGAACGACAAACTCGCCACGCTGGCCCAGAACGCCGGGTTTGATTCCGGCGTTCTGGCCCCGGCAACCATCGGTGCGGTGGCATCGACCGAGTTCTCCGGCCTGACCAGTTCGGTGCGCAGCATCCTGCGCCCCGCCAACAGCGACACGCGGCTGGCGTTCACCAGCGACACCACCGGCGAGGCCTTTGCATCGCTTGTGACGCCGAACGACAAATGGGGACGCATCTACTACACCACGGCGCTTGGCCCGCGCTTCACCGTTGCCGACAACTACATCGCCGGCGGGATGAAGGTCAACCCGGTCAGCTACAAGCTCGGGGTCAAGACGCCCGAGTACAAGCCGGTGGTGGGGACGCCAAAATACACCGTGCCGACTGGCGCGGCGGCTGATCTGACGCGCGTGGCCTACATTTTCACTTTCGTGGACAAGTACGGCCACGAGGGGGCGCCGTCGGTGCCGTCGACGACCGTCGAGCTGCCGAATGGTCTGGCTTTCAGTTGCGCGTTGCAGTTCACCGCCGAGAGTCTGCCCGACACCAACGTCACCGGTGCGGTGCGACGCATCTACCGTGCGGCCTTCGACGGCTCGACCAGCGCCTGGCAGTTCCTGGCCGATGTGCCGCTGGCCATGAGTACCTGGGCCGATACCATCCCGCTCGGGCAGGAGGGCGAGGAGCTTGTCAGCGCCAACTGGGTGCCGCCGCCTGTACTCAAGCAGATGGTGCCAGTGGCTTCCAACTTCGTCGCGGGCTATCACGACAACGTGGTGTGCTACAGCGAGTCACGCTTGCCGCATGCGTGGCCCGAGGACTACCGCTACCCGCTTAAGTACCAGATTGTCGGCATGAAGCCGACGCAGAATGGCCTGCTGATCGCCACGACCGGCAAGCCGTACTGGGCGTTCGGCGCAGACCCGGCATCAGCGGTGCCGGTCGAGTTGGACTCCAACCACCCGTGCGTCGCCGAAAAGAGCCTGGTCGACATGGGCGGCTATGTCATGTACGCCAGCACCGACGGGCTGGTGGCGGTGGCAGGCCAGGACGTGAAGATCATCAGCGGCGAGTACATCGACCGTCTGACCTGGTTGCGTGACTTCGCGCCGGCAAACATCGTGGCTTTTGCCTACGAGGGTCGCTACGTGTTCAGCGTCGGCAGCACCTGGTGGGTGTTTGACCCGGAGGAGGGCGGCGGCTTCTCGACATTGACCGATCTGCTCGTCGCCCCGGCGCAGCTGCGGCAGGCGTATTACGACGCCAAGCGCGATGTGACGGTGCTGCTGAACACCAGCGGGCTGGCGTTCGACGTGGTCTCCAAGCAGGGTAGCAAGTTCGTTTGGTGCTCGAAGACTTTCGAGACGCCGCCGGTGAGCTTTGCCCGGGCGCGCGTGCTGAGCACCGAGTACCCGGTGACGCTGCGGATCACCGCCGACAACGAGACGACTGTTTATACAGTCGCAAGCGAGAACGCCATCCCGCTGCGCGGCGGCAAGAGCAGCACGCGCTGGGTGATCGAGGTCGAGGGTACAGGGCGGGTGACTGATGTGTCGCTGGCCCAATCGGCGCGGGAGTTTGCATGAGCACCCCCAAGAAGATCAATGCGATCCCCGAGCCCCCGAAGGCCGCGGACCCGGCGCTGCGTTCGTTTCTGGCCGCGCTGAAAGAGGCAGTCGAGGTGCGTCTGGGCCGCCGCGGCGATCCGCTGGAGGAGGCGGTGACCAAGCGCGAGCTGCTCGACGCCGGCATCGCGCGGCTGGGGTCGGCATACCGCAACGACCTGCTACCGGTCACCGTCGAGCCCGAGGGTGTGCGCATCGTGCCGCCCGTGCCTATCGGCTTCGTGGCCGAGGGTGTGTTCGGCGGCATTCACCTGACCTGGGAGAACCCGTTTCAGGCCTACAACGTCCACGCCTACACCGAGGTGTGGCGCGGCGAAACGAATGACCCCACCAAGCGCATCCTGATCAACAGCTCGCGGGGGGCGACCTTTTTCGACCGCATCCCTGATGAGGACGCCGGTGAATACTGGTACTGGGTGCGCTTCGTCAGTGAGTACAACCGCGAGGGGCCGTTTTCCCAGCCGTTCAAGGCACGGAAAGAGGCCGACATCGGCGAGCTGATGACCAAGCTGAGTGGGCAGATCGACAAGTCGAGCCTGTCGCAGGCGTTCCTCGCCGAGTACACCGGTGTGGCCGAGACAGTGGCGCAGCACAGTCAGACGCTGACTCAGCAGGGCACTTCGATCACGCAGCAAGCGCTGCTGATCAAGCAGCAGGGCGAGACGAATGATGCCCAGGGCAAGGCGATTACCGGGCTGTCGGCCCAGTTCACCCTGCGCCTGAACGTCAACGGCTATGTGTCGGGCTTCGGCGCCTACAACGACGGCAAGGTGTCGGACTTCGCGGTGGTAGCGGACAACTTCTGGATCGCTGCGCCGAATTCAACGGGCAAGGTGAAGCCATTCATCGTCGAGAACGGCGTCGTTTATATCGACACTGCGCGCATCCGTGACGCCTCGATCCAGCAGGGCAAGCTCGGGCCGATCAGCTTCGGCAAGATCATCGACAGCGCGGGCAACCCGGTCACGACCCTGGCCGGCAAGCTGCGGGCCGATGCCATCGACGTCGAGAGCTTGCAGGTCACCGACGCCAATATCGCCGGGGTGCTCAAGTCCAACGCCAAGGCTGCCAATGGCCAGCCGCGATGGATGCTCGACAAGAACGGCGGGATGACGCTGAACGGGTCGAGCGCTGCTGGGCGGATGGAGATTCGGGAGACTGTCATCAAGGTGTTTGATGGCGTGGGGCGCCGCCGGGTGCAATTGGGGGACCTGACGCTGTGAGCCTCGGCATCCAGGTATTCAATGCTGACGGTTCGTTGCTGTGGGAAGACGGCCAGCTGTTAATGCGCGTAATCGGGACGATTCATTTGCGCGATAGCCGCAAGCGCCGGGCGGCATGGGATGTCCCTACGCCACTGGCAGGACCTGGCGTCATCCCGATGGTCCAGCCGGTACCGGGCGCTTACGTCGGGACTTCGGTTGATACTGCTGGTGGGCCGCGGGGTTACATCCCTGTTGTGACTGTGCATGACGGGTTCATCCGCTTACAGTGTCTAACCAATGCTCGCCGTGGCGATTTATCTCAGGGTAATGACTGGTGGTACACCGCCATGCTGGATATTGTCTTGGTGCGTATCCGATGAGCTGGGGTCTAGTAATCGAGCGCAATGACGGCACTGTCCTGATTGATGGTCGCCACGTCACGCTGTCGCCTGTCCGGCGCGGCGGTATTCGCACGATGATCAGCGGCGGATTTTGGGGCGGTCGTGGGCCTGGCTACGGTTTTTACCATCAGAATGTGACGTATGGTGTCCTAATGAGGGAGGCATACGCTTCCCCCATCACGAGCCAGTCTTCACCTATCGTGTCGTTCATGCCGCGGGGGGATGCCCATGGGTGTTTCCATTCTTTTATCCATGAGGGGGGGCCAGGCAACTGGACTGGTTTCCGCGTCGCGTATCAATACTACATGCCGGGGTGGCAGCCCGCGGTGAGTAAAGTGGACCCGGCAGTGTTTGTTACCGGGTGGGACTACATTGCCACTGATATCGAGAGCGCGCCGAAATCCACCGAGCGTTGGGGCCTGCGGCTCTGGGGTGAAAACGGCAATCTCACGTTTGACAGCGGCTCACCTGTTTTGCGCATCAATCGACTGCTGGACTGGGCGGCTGGGCCATCCAATACGGCCATGCGCCTGTTTACCACGCCTTGGGGGCATCCGTTTGATGGACGCCGCGGCTTTCTCGCGTCTGTGCTCGGCTCGTACTTGATGCAGTACACCAACTTCGGCAGCGCTTGGGCAGCACCTCGGGTTGGGGTGATCGGCGGGAAAAACGCTTTTCTGCACGCGGCGGTTGGCGCCATTGATAGTGTCGACGGTGCCGCCAGTGTGAGTTTGAGCGATTACGACTATCTCATGCGCTCCAACAGCAACGGGCAGCCGCTATACACCTTCGACGTGCAAGTCTGATCGGGCCGTTCGAGGTTGTCATTAAGTTGGCATTACCGGGCCAAATCAGCCCCAAAACACCCCAACTTATGACAACGACGAACGGTTAAGTGCTTGATTTTACTAGGAATTTTGGTGGAGCCGGGGGGATTTGAACCCCCGTCCGCCAGCTCTCCGCTATTGGTTCTACATGCTTAGCCAGATCTACTGAGTTAACTCCGCGCCGCCCGATTGG